GCTCTGAGCCTACCCAGTTCCCTCTGCGGCCCCTCAAGGCCACAGATGATACGGGACAACCTGGTCTCGTGATTGCCCTCTAGCAGTACCTTCCTCGCGTTGGGGGCTATCTGGGAGACTTGGTGCAGGTGTTCCCTCGCCTCGTCTATGTTGTCTTGCAGGGTGTCCAGTCTGGAGGGATCCTTGTCGAAACGACTAATCTGCCATGCGTCCACTAAATCACCGAGGTTCACGATGATGTCTGGCTGGGCGTCCCTGATGACCGACAGGACTATCTCGACTGCGGCTGGGTCTTGGAACGGGAAGTGCGTGTCCCCGTATACGACCGCCGTGGTCCAGCCCTTGGACTTCTTCGACGGGACCACCCTTGGAACCTCGACCTCGAAGCCTCGGACTGGGTACTCGATGGGGGTCTTCCTCTCGATGCCTACGCCGAGCCTCGAGGCCCTTCGGTCAACTGCATCCCTAGTCCTTCTCAGGTTCCTTGCTATCTCGCTCTTGGACTGGCCGTCCTGCATCCCCCTTATCAGGGCTGAGTCTTCCTCTGGGGTCCATTCCACGGTCTATCGCCTAGAGGCTGCGACTCCGAGGCCATACCCGGCGGCGCCCCAGAGTACACGTTCGCTCCAGACCTTGAAGACGCCGGGCTTGGAGTCGCCGACCAGCTTCAGCTGGGTCTGGAGCGTGTTGATCAGGGTGTCCCTAGCGGCCACCCTCTTCTCGCAGAGGAGCACCGCGCTGGTGCAGCGGACGATTGCATCGTCTGCCACGGCCCGTGGGATATAGACGACCGTGGTCTCGGCCCTAGTCACCGCGATGGTGTCGGTCATCCTGACCGAGTCGTACTGTGCGATGGTGCGCCAGAGCCTGATGGTGTCACGCCTGTAGACCGTGTCCAGCATCGTGATGTAACGAACCTGCGGCTCTACCCTGAGTGCCAGCTCCCTCGCCCTACCCTCGCCCACTCCACGACGGTACGACTCGACGGAGACAATCGTCATCCAGAGGACGATCACCGCGATACCGATCGTCCAGAACTTGGCTTCCCTTGTTAGACTCATCTGACCTCCCGCTCACGGCGGCTTGGACGTTGACTAAATCATAGCCGTTGACTCCCTGTATATCAACCTTCCTCCCTCTGGGCCAAGCCTCAAGGTGGTGGCTCGTGATTCGGTGAGTTTCCGTGAGGGACCAGCCCTCCTCCTCGAACCAGAGCTTGACCTGCAGTACGACGGCGTCGAACTGCAGAGGGGTTATCGTATCACCTTTCTTGGCTGCTATCGAGATGCCGTAGAAGGCAGAGTTTGCATCGACGTAACGCGGGACGTTACTACTCGGCTTGCAGACTCCTGCGTGCCAAGCACGGGCATCGTCCGGAGCCACCTTCACGTTTAGCCCATCGTCCAGTATCAGCCTGTTGTAGCTGACCTCACACCTCGGGTCACGGGTGAGCCAAGCGACGGCGCCAACGTCACCGGCAGAGGCGTCGTAGTGGAGCATCACCCCGACCCTCTTCTCCCTGAGGTGCCCGTAGTTAGGCACGGTAATCTCGGATGGGGTGGGAGTCTCCGGTCTCGTTGTCCTTCCAGAGGTCACCCCCCTGACCGACATCTCCCTCACCGAACCGACCGATGATGGCCTTCCCGAACTCAACGACCTCCCTAGCTGGGAGCTTCTCGAGTGCCGACGCTATGTGATTAGCGAAGACGAGGGCGATGCAGAGCGTAGCCTCGGGCCATCCAGCTATCCCAGCCACCCACATCTGCCTGAAGAGGGCGAGAGCGAAGGCGCCGATGACTATCCGCGTGATCGAGAAGACGACAGGAACCCTAGCGGCCAGAACCTTCTGGGGGTTCTTCTCAAGGAAGGGGCTGACCAGAGCCATCAGGAATGTATTAATCATCGACAGGCTGGGTTGGGGTTCTGCCAGCACACGAAGTCCCTGAGTCTCTGCTCGAGCTGGAGCTGGCCTCGTCTTAGTTCGTCCCTGTCCTGCGCAGCCTGACGCTCGAGCTGCTCGGTGCGCCAAGCTAAGGCACTGACGTCGGACTTCTCGGCCTTGCCCTGCACTGCGGCGGCCACGCCACCCCAAGCTACGCCGAAGGTGAAGATGACGGCGAATAGCTTGCCGTACCACGGGGAGAGGAGTTCTCTAACTGTCATAGTCCGGTTATCCTTGGGGCAGACAATGTCACCTGAATGTTCGGCGGGTAGTCGTTGATCGTTGGCATCTTAGTTGCCTGTTAATGTTCGGTTCTGAAGCCAAGTCCCCGGAGTACCGGCAACCGTACAAGACCAAGCTGATATGATGTACTTACTACCGCCAGCGCCCGCTTCCACGGGGACGAGATTCTTGTGCTTCTCGCCCACGCTATGGGCGCCCGCTGTCGGGGCCGCGGCCACGGCGGTTACCGTACCCGTCGCGTGGCACCCATCATCGAAGACCACATTGCCTCCAGCTCCAGTGATGGAAGCGAAGGTGGAGCCGTACCCACGAAGAGCCGGATTGTTGACTAGGTTCAGCGTACCGACCGTCGAGTTGTAGACCTCAAGATTGCCCGTGTTTACATCTCTGGTCAGGCCGACGCCAGCCCCCGAGTCGCGGAGTACCATCCTCGTATTGCTGGACGGAACCTCCGTCAGATACTTGCCGGGATCGGTGATAGTACACCTAGCGAACTCGCCCCTTGAGTAGTCGCTCGTTCCCAACACCGTGCCGATCGTGCAGTCAACGAACTTGTTGATGGTGCTGGCTGGGTTATAGCCCGGCTTGAGACTGGGGATGGAGCAGTTCTCGACCAACCACCCACTACTGTCAGTCTCCAGCACCTCGATGCTGCCTCCGATGATATGGATTCTGCCGACTTGGTTCTGGACGTTCCTCAATGTGTTGCCGATGATGGTCGGGTTAACCAGCGCCACATAATTCCCATTCGATCCAGCCGCTTCTATCTTGACGCTCGGCTCTGTGGCGACACCCGTGTAGATGTTGTTGGCACCGACCAGACGGGCCGTCCCCGTCCCAGTATCAAAGTGGAGGCGCATCACGTTGTAGTGACAGCGCGATCCCCCGAAGAACCAAGAGTCTACCGAACCGTTGATGTTCCTCTCGGAGTGTATGCTCTCAAAGACGGAGGTGAGGGTGTCGCCGGATATGTACATCACCTTCTCGTTACACTCCTCAGCCTGTATCCGGAGGAAGTGGGACTCGTTGGAGGTTCCCGAGATGTACTCCGTGCCAGTCCAGATCAGCCCGTTGTTCACTTGGAATGCATAGGTCGAGGCATTGCCACACTTCTGCACGCTGACCGTATGAACCAACGAGTCCCAGATGCCATCGAACCGAACACCGTACCCGCCGAGGTTATAGACCCTGACGTTCTGGATGGTGCTAATCAAGCATTGGTTGAAGAAGACCCCATTGACATTCGCATTCCCTGAGCCTGACACCAGAACTTGGAACTCGTTGATGATCACACCGTCAACGTGACCGACCGTCAACACCGTGTAGCCAGTACCTTCTGGGTAAATGCCGGGGCGGGGGAGTCCATCGTGTTCGACTGAGTCGAAGACCAAGCCCGGCCCCCTCATCGTCAGACCGCCGGTCACCTTGATGGTCTTGTTCCCAGCGTAGACCACCCGCTTCTGCGCGAAACCTGCGGTCAGGGCAGCTTGGAAGGCTATCGTGTCGTCGGCAGACCCGTTCCCGATAACACCAAAGTCCTCGACCCTGAGCCAGTACTCGGAGCCAGCGGCAGCAACGACGGCAGCGGACGGCTGACCGAAGTAGGTAGCCTCCCCATCCCTCTCGAAGTAGTGAAGCGGGAGGAAGGCATCCCTGCTACTGTATCTGAAGAGGGTGTTCTCGCTCTGAGGGATCCAGACTGGGCCAGTCGGGCCAGCCGGGCCTACGTTCCCAGTCTCTCCCTTCTCTCCCTTGGGGATATCGAAGTCGAACTTGTAGTCATTGGGGAACTCTGGGTCTGGCACATAAACGGTGACGTTCGCGGGAACTTCAGGGGCGACGGTGTATGTATCCCCCATCGAGAACACGGGCGTGACACCATCAGTCCCGTTCGTACCGTTTGCGCCAGAATCCCCGACATCGCCAGCCAGACCTATCTTCCAGTCGTTGTATGTGCCACCACCAACGGTGCGGTCAACATTGATGACGAGCGTAGTAGCGGCTGGGGAGTAACTCGTTACCGTCCCTTCGACATAGTTGGACGAGTTGTAGGCGACCCTGACACGGAGACCTGCCACATACGCCAGACCCGTCTGCGTCGTGAAGTCGCGTGAGCCGGTCCCGATCGAGCGGGAGGTGGTTGAGGTGGCGAGGTAACCTTTGCCATCCGTGCCGTCCGTACCGTTCGTGCCGTTCGTACCGGGAGCGCCGCGGGGAATAGAAAACTTGAAGTAGGCGTCCGGGCCGAGGTCTTCGTCAACGACCGTGGGCGACTGACCGTACTCAAGAAGCGTGACGACGGGGTTGGCAGCGACTGACGGAGTGTAGCCGTCAGTCCCGTTCGTCCCAGTATCACCCTTATCGCCCTTCGTTCCGATAGGAACTATTACCCAGTCGGAGTATGGACCAGAGCCGCTGGACCCCGTCGCGTTGATGACCAGCTGGGTATTTCCGACCGAGTACGATGTCACAGTCCCCTCCACCCACACACTGGACGGAGTGACGGAGTACACGGCGCGGACCCTCTGACCAGCCACGAACGCGAGGGTTGTCTGGGTGACAAAGGTCTTGGACCCGGTCCCAACGGTCACCGTGTTGGTCGCGGTCCCCCTCTGGCCCAGTCCCTGCGCTCCTTGGTCTCCAGTGTCGCCCTTCGCACCTCGAGGGATCCCAAACTGCAGCTTCAGGTCAGGAGACAGCACCTCGTTGGTGACGTAAGGCGCGGACCCAGCCGCCAGATTCTCGACCACGGGGTTGACCGTTACAACGGGAGTGACACCGTCATTCCCGTTCGTACCGTTCGTACCGTTCGTGCCCGGAGTCCCACGGGGAATAGTGAACTCGAGGGTGACGGCAGAGGAGCTGCCACTGTTCGTGACGATGGCGTTGGTGCCGGGAGCGCCCGTCGTCGTGGTCCCTACTGCAATCGTCGCAGCTCCATCGCCCGGGGCGCCGTCGAGGCCGTCCTGTCCCGGCGGACCCTCTGGCCCCTCGGGTCCCTCAGGACCCTGCGGACCAGCAGGGCCTTGCACACCCTGCGGACCCTGTATTCCCTGTGGACCTTGTACGCCCTGCGGCCCCGTTTGCGTTATCTCTATCTCGCCGAGCCTACGGGCCAGCTGCTGCGCGACCATTATCCCGTGGTCGAATGCGTTCTCGTGCAGCTCAGGGAAGAAGACGCCCTGATTCCTGATGTCCACCTCTTGGGTTAGCGGTCTCTCCCTGACGATGGAGAGTGAGACGCCTGAGCCGAGTGGTGAGTTCAGGGTGATGGAGCCGCCGTTCTTCTTGCCCACACCGGTGACGCTGTAGTGCGTAGGGTACTGCAAGACGGTCCCGCCCCGGGTTACGACTAGGTCTGTCGGGGAGAATATCTTGAACGTGTAGGGGAAGGGACCGGTCGTCCCTGCTCCGACATAGTCGTTCCTAGAGACGGTACTCGTTATCGTCATCTATCGATTCCGTGGCGGGCCGAAAAATGGCGCGGTGATTGGCGTTCGGGGGCTTTCGTACAGAGACATCAGCCCCCCCACTGTAGCTTGGACTTGCGAGGAGGGATAGTGAAACAGGATGCCGGACGAGTTGTTGAGCGCCCGCCAACCGGCGTCACTGAGCGACCCTCCCGCGGCCACCGCGGATCCGGCCTTGCCTAGCTCCGCCCAGAAGCGCGTGCCCGCGGGACCCTCATACCCACGGTAGCCCTGAACCACGCCACTCATTTCTCGGAGTAGAACGACCGTGCCCAAGAGGTAGGACATCTCCTCCCGTGCCAGCCTTCTGAGGAACTCCTCGTCATCATCGTCCTCCCCCTTGAGCGCGTCCCTGAGTAGCATGTTCAGCATAGCAGGGACCACGGATAGGACCATCAGGTCCACCCCGAGCCTGCCGACACTCGAGATCGACCGCCTGTCGGTCCTCTTGATCGCAGCGTAGTGCTCGTTGAAGGTGGAGCTAAAGAAGCTGTAGAAGTTCGTGAACAGCTTCCAGCTCTCGCTCCCCCGCTGTACGGCTGCGAGATCGACCTTTTCTCCACCGCCCTGAGAGTCTCGAACGGCTTGGTCTGCGACGGCGACCGCCTTGGCTTCGTCGGCTGGGTCTTCAGCCAGAGTCTTCTGGTATGCACCCAGCCACGTTGGTATGTCTGCCACGAGTTGCATCCGGGTGATGAACCAGAAGTAGGTGTCCTGTACGTCCTTCAGGTCCTTGGTCCCGAGCGTCGCCTTATCGATCGTCATGTCGAGGTAGCGCCCGACCTTGCCTCGGCCTAAGAGGATCGAGTTCCTGATCTCTGCGATCTCGCGCATCTGCGTCCTGCCCCGATTCGCCATAAACGGAGACAGTGTGGTGATCTTCTCGTAGACGTTCTCCATCCTCGCTGCACCGCCCACCCAGTCGCGGACCCCTAGAGCGACCCACTTCAGGCCGATCCTCGACCAAGACTGCGTCAGTCCAAGTGGCTGGATCGCGGCGGTCATCAGCTTCCAGCCTAGGATCGAGACGGTCACGCCCTTCCTCAGGTATCCGACAGCCTCCTCCCCCGCGTGTGCAGAGGCGATGTCTCGCACCGCCAAGGACTTGACGTGCGCGTTGAGAGCCTTGAGGTACGGGTCCCCGTAGTGGGAGCGGATGGTAGACTGCAGCTCCTCTGAACGGAGGATTCGGCTCACGTCGAACAAGGCGCGTGTATGGCTGATGTCGAGCAAGATCTCGGAGAGGTGCTGGTTGATGACTCCGAAGTCCAGACGCAGCGGACGGCCCGAACTCTTGACCCTCGCGTTGCGGGACCCTGCCTTCGTGGCGTTCCTTGCCGACATTCCACCCACGATCGAGCTGGCTAGCGCCTTCTCCTCCTGCTGTGCGATCTTGGAGTCCTGACGGTTGTCGTAGATCAGGGGGAAGTAACCGCCACGGATCTCGCGCCCGAAACGGTTCTTGAACGCGGTCGGCTCTACACGCTCGACCGCGATACCGTCCAGCTCCTCGGACAGTTCCTTGATCTGCGGCCAGTAGCTGTCCAGCAAACCCCAGACCTCCTCAACGAACCGCCAGTCACGCTCGTCCAGATGTGCGAGCGTACTTTCGATCTCAGTCTCCGACACTACCCTCTGGTGAGTCTTGCTCAGGCCGTCGAGCAACTTCACTCGGTTGTCCTGAGCGCCCCAATTCAGGGCCATCATCAGTACGGCCTGCTTAGTGAACAACTCGACGCTACTCTTCACATTGCGCCGGTCCATGACTGCCAGCTCGCCCTTGGTGTAGTGCTTCTTGAACAGGGCGTCCAGAGCGATCACAGCCTCGGAGGTCATGGTGGACTGGACGTCAGCGGCTGCGTTGAGCGGTCGGACCAACGCCTCCCACAGGGGGCCACCGTCAACGAACCCGTCCAGCTCACGGACCATGTAGGAGAACTTGAGGTGGGCCGCGAGCGCCTCCTCGAACTTGTACTTCAGACGGTCGGCCTGCAGCCGGGTCTCGGACGTTCTCTTGCGGACAGACTTCGCGTTCTTCTTAACCTCCTCGGACAACAGGCTGACCAGCTCTCTCAGGTCAGCCCTATCCTGCTCAGCTATCAGCCTGTTGGAGAAGAGCGCCATCCGCTTGATCTGCTTGCCCGCGTTGACCACATCAACGACCTGCTCGATCGTCATCGTCTTCCACGGGATGCGCGAGGTGGCATTCTTGACCCACTCCGGCAGGTTGGGATGGTGCCCCTTCTCCTCCTCGGCCTCAAGGAAAGCGGCCATGGTCAACCTTTCCCTGACCTCGCCGAGATTGATCTGCCTGAAGTCGTACCTCTCGAGGAGCTGGTCGATCGCGTCCACATACTCCTGACCCGCCTTCGCCAGAGCGGTGCGGACTTTCGGCTTGTCCAAGCCACGGGCTTCCCTCACCAGCTTCTCCGCGATCTCGAGCTGGAGGGTGGCCTCGCGGTACATCGCCAAGTTGGTGAGGTGGACCCTCTGATGCTCGAGCGCCTTTGCATAGTCGCCCTTAGCCATCGCGGCAACGGACGCACGCTGTTCCCTCCGTGCCGTAGACCAGTAGGTGTGCGGACTGATGTCCATGATCCGCACCCCTGAGAGCGCCCGGGCAGCGGCCTCATTCACTGTCCGCAGAGACGGGATCGCCGCCAGCGCCTCTCTTGCGCGAGCTGCATCCTCCAGCTTCTCTTCTCGGGCGGACTGAATGATCGACTCGACCCCCTCCTTGAACTCCGTTTTGGCGACCTTCGCTGCCTCCCTAGCCTCGAGCTGGGCGGCTCTAAGGGCAGGCTTGTTCTCCCTCGCCAGCTTGCGGAGCATCTTCATCTCAGCGATGACGACCTGCTTCCGGGCCTCGCTGAGGACAGCCTCCATTGCCTCGGCGGGCAAGCGCCCGTCCGTCAGCATGTCGCCGTGCTTCGAGCGCATCTTCTTGTCGGTCTCTGCCTCGATCAGCTTCTTGGGATCCTGCGCCGCAGCTATTGCATCGAGAAGCTCTGCGCCCGTGGCGTAGCCGATCATCGGGGCCACAAGGTCGGGGTGTACTCCCTCCTTCCCGTACACGGACAGACGACCACGCCCGGGTAGGCGAGAGAGGAAGCTGGCACCCCGGATCTCGACCACGCCCTCCCGAGAGAGCTTGATCGGCTCGTCTATTTTCGTGCCGTCCGGCTTCACCCCGAGCGCCAAGAACCGGAGAGCCGCTTGGTCTGGCATGGAGTAGACCTCCTCAGACACGAGGGCACGCTCCTTCTCCCTTTCCTCGGACCACCACGCCGACTTCTCCTTCTCGAAGTCGGACAGCAGGCGTGCCTGCAGTTCCACAACCGCCTCCGAGTGCGCCTCCTCGACCTTGGAGCGGTACTCCTCGAAGAGGACCTCGCTTATACCGGCCTCCTCGGCGTTGGCGAAGAGCGGAGTGACTATCGCCGCCTCCTCTGCCTCTGCGATCGCGTCTTCGCTGGCGAACATCCTGTCGAAGACGCCACGCACCTCGTCATTGATTTCGACTCCGCGGCCCTTGAGTACGCGGAACAGGATCCCCATCCAGAGCTTAATCTTGGCGAACGCGGACCTAAGCTCCGCGGACGGCGCCTTACCCTCGCGGAAGTATGTCTCCATCGCCGAGGCCAGCCTCTCGTGCTGCTCCTCAGTGAGCGCGATTCCGGACTCCCCTCCAGCGAAGGCGAGCAGCTTCTCGAAGTCCTCGCGGATACCGAGAGGCGCATCCTCCGTCGAGGACATGTCCTGCATAACCTCGAACAGATAGTGAGACCACTCATGCAGGACGGTCGAAACGTCGCCCGTCTCGAGGATCTTGATGTTGAACTTCCTCGCCCCAGTGCCACGCTCCGATGGGTCGAAGGTGATCGCGCCTGCGACACCGGCCCCGCTCTGCATCAACCTCTGGCCTTCGGCCTGAATCTTCGCCCGTAGGGCAGGGGTGATAAGGATTGCGGTGTTCGCCGCACCATCGCCGCTCCCGATGTCTGCGAGGAAGGTGTCCAGTGGCAGCTTGAGGGACTTGAAGTACTTCTGGAGGGTCCTTATGACGATGTCGTCGTAGAAGGCGACCATGCCCTTGGATGGCGCATTAACGTCGAGCGGCAGGAGGGTTCGCCCACTGTCCTCCGGGTCCGGCTCTCCCTCTCCGTCGAGGACCATCGCGGCGTTCTCCTCGCCTAGGTACGGAACCAGTTGGTCCTGTTCGAGGGTGGTCGTCGCAATCATTAGGCCGCCCCGGTAGCCGCTCACGGCATACTGCCCGTTGGTTAGCTTCAGGTAAGTGACCGCGTCGAAGCGCCTCCCCAAGCTGAACATCTTCGAGACTTGACTACCAGTCGGCAGTACGACAGCAGCCTTGCCTGTGGCCACAGCCTCATCGATGACGCGCTTCAGGGCCAGCTCGACCCAAGCCGAGGTCTGCTTGAACGGGAAGTCTTGGACCTTCGCGACCGTGGACTCGTCGCCACCTTCAGTGCCTTCAGTGACGCCGTGCTCTCTAGCGGCCTGAGCTGCATCAGACTGCATCTCAATCACCAGTACGGCATCGCCGACCGACCTGAGCTTGATGTCGCCCATCCTGATGTGGGCGATGATATCATCCTCCTCCCAATGGGTGGTCTTGTGCGTGAAATCGGGCGAGAGAAGCCGGAGCAGGACGTTCCTCTGGTCCTCCACATCTGCGATAGTGTAGTCGGAGTACTTGACCTGCGACCCAGCCTTCTTGAGTGTGTGGAGTTCCTCGAGGCCCGGGAAGTGAGCGTGCATGATGATGTCTGACACCCGCCTCGCAAACTCATGCCGCCTCTGCACGACTTCCCCCGTGTCTGCGGGGCGCGAGAGCGACGCCTTCAGTGAGTGCCTGATGTCCGCTGCTAGGCTGCCGCGACCGGGTTCACCGCGTGCAGCCGAAAGCACCTCGGCCTCTATCATCCTCGAGGTGGTGAGGGCGAGGTCCCTTTTCTTTTTGTCCGTGTAGAGCTGCGGTTCGCCCAAGAGCTGGCTGAACGACGAGACCCCCTGCCCTAGCGGCCAGACGAGTTCTTCGATGTCCTGCCTCAGGGATGCTTCCGCGGCCCCGATGTCAAGGTCGAGAGCCGCCAGCTGGTCGCTGGGAACACGCCCCTGCACCGTCTCCCCGATCTCAATCGCATAATCGAGGTAGGTCCGGCGGATATCCTCTCTAGTGAGGACGCGGTCCTCCCCGGCGTCCTCGAAGAACCGCTCTAGCCCACTCCAGACGCGCTCCACCTCTGAGGCGTTCGCTGCTAGGTGCGCCCGCCACTGCTTGACTGTGCCCTTGTTGAACGGGGCGCTCTCGATCGCCTTCTCGACCCTCGAGTAGAGTCGGCCCACGAAGCTGTCGCTCTCGCGCTGGAAGAGGGTTTGCTCCCCAGACTTGACCGGGATCTCTGCGAACTTGCGTTCGAGCGCCAGCTGCGCGGAGTATGCCGAGTTGTCCGACTTGGCGGTCCTCGCCTTGGTGTGGACTGCGTTCGCTCGCGGGTCGAACACCATGAACACGACGTCCGGCTCACCATTGTTGAAGTCGCGGAAGGTCTCCTTGTCCCAGTCATCCGGCTTAAACTCTTCGTTCCACGGCCTTCTTGCTGCTTCCACAAATCCATGGTTGAAGTAGAAGGTAGGGAGGACCGTGTCGAACGCATCGAGCTTCCGACCACCCTGCTCGACAGCCAAAATCATCAGCGCGTTCCCAGACCCACCCCTCTGAGGACCGAAGACGCTGACGATGTCGGTCCCCTTGAGAGCGAACCCAGAGGAGCCGTCCTCGGTGAGGAAGAGCCGCATCGATGCGTACTCTTCCTGCGGGTACACATAGACGGAAGCGCCGAACTTGTTGCTGGCCTTGCCTTGGTTGATCGCGTCGAAGAAGACTCCTACACCTTCTGGGGAGCTGTCCAGCTCGAGCACGGACGGCATCTTTGCGCCTACCGCGGCCAGCGAGTTTGCGGCCTTCCGGTCCTTCTTGAACTCCTGCTTGATCCCTACCTTCTTGCCTAGAAGCCGTACGCTTTTGCGGCTTCCTTCGCCTTTGCTAAGGTAAGCCTTGGGTGTGCGGCCATCGTAGCCGCTATCGGATCGATAGTTTCTGATGACATGCCGAAGGACGAAACCCTTTCTTTCTGCGCCAGCAAGGACGTGGCGTACGCCTTCTGCTCCGGTGTCTGAGGCTTCCAACTCAACATCGCCTCGTCGTGTTGCTCCTGCGCGTCCGGCGGACGATACATCCTGCTTATTTCTGGCGATAGCTTTGGCAACGACATTGTCGATCCTCCTCTTGGTGATATTCTTAGAGAGCGCGAGAGAGATGGCGGCGTTGGCGTAGTCCGGAGCCTCGTCATCAGCGTAGCTCCCGACCGTCTCTTCTGTGGACGCCTTGGCCTTGCTGTAAAGTAATCGCTCCGGATACCAAAGCAACGCCTGCAGGTCGGCCATCGTCAGCGCGGGAACCGACTCCTGCAGTTCGAGCAGGACGCCCTTGAACACGTCGCGCATGACTTTGCGCTCTGTGCTGTTCTTCGGGGCCTCCTTCTGTCCGTCGATATTCCTGATTAGGCTGTTGGAGAGCTTACGGATATCGGCTCCGATCTCACTCCCATTACTCAGCTTAATGGCGTTGATCAGTTCCCTGAACTCGGGCTTTGTCGACTGCCTCCAGATCATCGACGCGGTAAGGATTGTGCCCTCGTCCCCGCTGGTCTGCCTGCTCGGTATGGTAGCCCCTAGTGCCGACTCCAGAGCAGCAGAAGCGGCCTCGTCCGACAGAAGCTCCGATATCTTCGACCCGAGCTGGGACATTAGCCGGGCGACAGCTTCCGGCCTGTACTCGATCAGGGACCCGGTCCACCTGCCCCAAGTCCTCATAAGCCACCGATCGATCGTCAGCTGGTCGAAGAATCCCATCAGGTTGCTGAAGAAACCATTCCCGATCTTGGGTCCGAGTATGGCGGCTCCGCGCACCGTCTCCGCCGCCAGCTCGTCTACCGGGAACCCCATCTTGGATAGTTCGGACGCGGTGAACTCGCTCAACATCAGCTTCTGCAACTCCTCCAATCCCTCAGGGGAAGAGGCGAGCCGGTTGTACGTCTCGAACGATTCGTCCATCGCCTGAGCCGCGGTGCCCTGACCGAAGTTGGTGGGCATCTTGCCGTTCGACTTGAAGTAACCGTACACCCTGTCCGCGAGCGAGAAGTTCTCGTCCACTTCAATCCCGTTCGAGGTGACCGCGAGTGCGTAGATGAAGGTGAAGCGGGCATCCTCGCTGCTGTTCAGCTCTGGGTACACCAGCCCCATCACAGCCAGAGCTGCCGAAACTTTCTCCCCATACCAACCTATGGCATTGAGGTTCGTCTCCATCGCCCTCTTGGCTTCTGATAGGGCCACATCGCGCAGGTATCTTCGGGTGCGTGGGTCGTCGAGGTCCGTGAGATCTACGCCAAGGTCCCGGGCCTTCGAGTTAACCCTCCCCTGAAGGAGTTCCTTGAACTCCCTGTTGGTCTTGAACTCCAGCCCGCCCGCCAGCTGCTGCGCGTGTCCGATCTCGGACTCCGACACCAGCCCTGAGACGAGTTCCGACTCCAATCGACTGGCCTCGAGTTCAGACTGACGTAGTCTCGGGAGTAGATCTTCCGCACCTACAGGCAGGCCCTCCTCGTCGAGCGGGCTGACTCCGGCTGCCTCAGCCACCTCAGAGGCGGCCTCCCTGTCTAGGAACTGGCCACTGCCGGATGCGTACCCCTGATCCTCCTCTGCCGGTAGGATGTCCTCCTCTCCCGCGGCCACCGCCTTCTCGTGCGCCTCCCAGTGAGTGGGGGCTGTGTAGATGGCACCACTCTCGTAACGCATCGCGGCTGCAGTGATCCGCGCTGGGCCTGCAAGCACGGGCAACGCCTCCGGCCTCGGCTGCCCGAGGCTGACCAGTTCATCGATCAGGGATCCGGTGAAGTCCTCCTCCTTGCCTGCAGAGACGGTGGCGACGTTCGCATCGAACCAAGCCTTGGGCGTCAATCCTGCGCGGTTGCTGAGGACGCGGATGCTGGAAACCATAGGCTGGAGCAGTGCCTGAACCTGCTCTGGTCGGTATCTGCCCGTGTCTGTGATCTGCTGTTCAAGTGCGTCGGCGATCACGGCAAGCTCACGGTCGGCTGCGAGCACTTCCGGCGCGATGCGTTCTGCGTTCGCGATCGTCTCCCTCGACTCACGGAGGTTCTGTTCCTCCGGACTGCCGAATCGGGCCTCGCTCTCCATAAACCCAGCGATCGGGGTCATGGACACCTTGGTCAGGTACGTCGGCATCGGGATGGCGACTGTAGACCGGCCTCTCAGCGCGGCCTCGTATGCCTCGGGGGAACCAAGGATGTCGGCCATCACTGCGCGGTCGTCGTACCCGTTCTGCTGGAAGAAGGTCTGCAGTGCCGGTGCGTCGAAGTGCAGGACCAAGTCGGGCGATGCGTGTTCGGCAAGAGCACCTATTTCGGCAGGTGCCTGCTTGGCCAGATTGAGTGACCGAACCTCCTCGCCAAGCTGAACCAGCTGAGAGTGCCGACGCTGCGCCCTGTTCGCACCAGCGATTGCGCTAGCAGTGTGTGCAGATGCCCCCGGGACACCGATCCAGAGCATGCCCGAGGAGGTCGCCTTCGCCACCTCCACCAGCCGCGAGAGCAGCGCGTCCTGCTCTTCCTCGCTGTTGAGCAAGGTCTCGAACTGACTGGAAGTCGAGACCTTCGAGATCTCCATCCAGATAGCCTGAGAGATTTCCTGCGAGACCTCGGTCCCTGTCTCCGTGGCGATGGCGGTGACATAGGGGACTCCGATGTCACCGAGCAGCTTGAGTGCGGAGGGCCTCGCCAGCACCTTCCTGAAGGCTCCCGTCGCCTGACTGCCCACATACTTCAGGCCGAGCCGCTCGAGCGCGGTCGCAACGACGCCGTACCCCACAGAGGAGGTCAGCTTCTGCCGGTACGGGATTTTGATCCCGGTCTGCGCTTCAAGCTCGGACTGCCCCAGCCACGCGGCACCGCCCTCGATCTGGAAGATCCTCGCCATACCGACAACACCGGCGACAGCGAGGGCGGCGGGTGCGGCTGCAGCTAAGGAGGCACCCGCCGCCACCGCGGCGAGTCCACCGACCAAGCCACCTACGAGGCCGGTCCCAGTCACGCCAGCGATGAAGCCGAGGAACTCGCCTGCGCTCTCCTGTGAGTAGTCGAACCAGTTCTTCCCCTCGTGCGTTGACTGCAGCCGCTCGTTGATGGACTTCAGCTCTGCCGCCTTGTCCGCGGGCAGATACTCGTCCCCTCCGCGGGCCGCGGCCTCTGAGGCTATGACGCTGGCACGGGTGGTGAGTTCGCTGCGCTGGAAGCCGGTCTCAAGGTTCTTGTACACCCGAGACGGCAGGCTCGGCCCTCCAATGGTCTCCAACCTGCCGTAGACGCCCATCAACTGGGGCATCTCGTCGCGGACGGCAGCTGCGCGTTCCGGTTTCTCTACGATCCAGCTGTCCAGACCCGGGTGACGGCCCGGCACATACTCGAGTTGGGCGCGACGCCTGCGCTCCCGCTTCTCGTACTCGTCTAGGTCGGCCAGAGCTACGCCCGCTGGGACTCCCGTCTCGTAGGACAGCTTGAGTGCTCGGGCGGCTGAGGCAGGTTGCACATCCTCCACCGAGTCCCTAGCCAGAGCGGGGTTGGGCGCACGGATGCCGAGGTTAGATGCGGCAGCGTCGTACTCAGAGGGCCGTTCCTGAGGCTGGCCTTGAACAGACCCGCCCTTCGGGATGCGGATGCCGAGAGCTGCCGCCGACTCGTCGAACGTCGGCACCGGTGCTGGCGGCGGCGTCGCGGGCGGCTTCTGTCGCGGCTTGTCCTGACCGAGCAGGTCCTGAGGGAAGAGTGGTGCCGTCATTTCTTAGCCCCAGAGAGGATCTCCCCGATCAGGGTGTACGCATCGGCCAAGTCCCTGACGGCGGCGGCTCGTTGGATTCTCATCTGGATAGCCTCGGGCAGCTTGTTGAACGCGATGCGGGGTTCAACGTCCCGGGGGATCCTTACGCTCGAATCCCGACTCTGCAACATGTTGAGCAGATTCAGCAGTGTCCCATCGTCGATTTCTGGGCCGGGGATGAATGCGGTCGCGGCGCGAACAGCCGGATCGACACCGGCCAACTTGACGTCCTTCTTGGAGCCGAACATCCGACCTCCGCCGAGCAATGTGCCTTCCGCGTACAGGACTCGATTGGTGATCTGGGTCACCTCCTCCCTCGAGAGTTGTGCTCGAGGGTTCTTGGCGCGTGCCTCGCTCAACCTCTCGTTCACTGCCGTCTCCACGGCGTTGAGCGCGAGCGCGAGTTCCGCCTTCTGCGACGTCGTCCTCCGCTCGCCGAAGACGGCGTACCCAGCTGCATGGGCCGCGGAGTCGAAGATCTGCCGGTCCACGGTGATGCGATCGCTCGTGCCTGCGGCGATGGCGTCCTGTATCCCGCGCCAGCGACTGGCGACCCTCTCTGCCAAGACGACCCCGATCTCAGGGATCAGCGCCTTAACCTCTTCGGAACTCATGTCCGCGAGCTTGGCCGTGTCCAAATAGTCAAAGTATCGCGCCAGATTGGTCTCATCTTCAGCCTTCCCGCGCTCAACCTCAGCCCGCCTCGAGTCTGCCCGTGCGAAGTTGATGATGGGAGTCTGGTCTTCGGAGCTGAGGAGGCTGTACGAAGGATGTCTGCGAACCTGATCCTCGGTTGCGTTGCGGTTCAGAATGAGGTCGGTGAGTTCGTTCTTTAAGACGGCAGTCCGCTGGCGTGTCTGGGCGTCCCAAGCAGACATCTTGCTGTTGAGTTCGGACAGTGCGGCGGTAATGGCCTTCGGCTTGTCCTTTAGCGCGGTACGGATGGCCTCCGCCATGTCGAAGGCGTTCACCGGGTCGTTCAAGCTCGAAGGGCCGATCTCACTCCAGACCTTCATCACCGCGTTGGTGGCCAGCGCGTGCGTGGTCGCAACATCGACCTGCTGCCGCGCCTTCACCTCGTCCGTGCCGAAGAAGCCGCCCGACTCGACGACTTCCTTGAAGTACGCCTCCGCCTCGGCGTCAAACTCCTTCGCGATGAGGGTGTCTATGACAAGAGAGTGGGCCGTACTGAGCGCCCGCTTCTTCTCCGTCTCGACCACCCCTAGAGCGAGTCCGCGCCGCTTACCCGACCGCTCGACGAGGTCGGCTATCGCCATGACCGTCTTCTCCCTCTCTTCCGCGCTCCCAGAGAACTCGACGAGGGAAGAGAGCAGACTCTGACTCAGCGACTTCTCGACCTCGTCCTCGTGAAGCTCCATCTGCTGCGCCATGTGCCTCTGCGCGCCGTCATACAGGGCGTTCTTCCTGTCGGCGAGTATCAGCTCCGCCTGCTGACGTTGGGTGTCGTTCTTCGCCCGCGCCAAGACAGTATCCCTGACCTTGCCCCACTCCTCCTCGAGCAAGTCGGGTGCGTTGAGGGAGTCTCTCATCCTCAGGGAGCTGATGCGACCGGAGATGTCGGTGGCGGCGGTCACCGTTTCGTTGAGGATCTCGAGTTTGGCGGTACTGTCTGCCTTCTGCTTGGCCTCGTCGAAGATCTGCTCGGCAAGACGGCTGGCTCCGCCAGTATCGACAACCTGAATGGCCTGACCTCCGCCGAATGCTTCGGGCCTAGTCTGAATCCGGGGTACGCCAGTGGAGCCTACCCTCTGTCCGGGGTAAGTTGGGACTGTCGGCATTATCGCTCCTTCCTGAAGATGCGGTACAAATCAGTCGCACCTGACGTAAGTGTCGAAGCCTGCTGCGTTTTGATGCCAGCCTGAGCCCGAATCGTCGCCGCCTTATCCATCACGTTCTGAGTCCTGATTCCCCAAGCCTCGCGAGCCGCGTTGTTCTTGAGGGTAATGATGTCCCTTTCGCTCATCCCGGCTGCCTGAGCCTGAACGTCTAGGGCGGTCCCAGAAGAGATGTCTATCCCTTGAGATGCGTACCCGACCCTCTGGGTGCCTATCAGGCTGTTCGTCTGGGCAAGGAGTGATACCTCAGCCTCCCTCCCACGGTCGAAGGCGTCCCTCTCTCCCATAGCAGCTAGCCTGTCGCGGAACCTCTGCTCCGAACCGAGAGCCTTGGACTGCTGGCGCTGGGCCAACAGTCCAAAGATGGTGTTGGCGATACTGAGTCCCGCCATCGCTCCTCCAGATCCGCCGCCAGACGGGGTCTCGGACGCGACCTGAGTTCCGAGGCCGGGGCTGGCGCTGGAGAACGTGGGGATGATTGGGACGCGACGGGTGTCTGCCATTGCTATTCGCCTGAATGGATGAAGCCTTGGGGGAAGACCCCGAGGATAGTGAGCGGTAACGGGTCAACCTGCCTAATGAAGACGCGACCACGAGAGTTCCAGCTCGCGTCGATGTTCACGTTCAGTAGGTCTGTAGCCAGAGATACGGGGTCGTTGTACAACTCGTCACTCCTGACCTTGACCTCGTACAGGCCCTCAATCGGGTCGTCCCCTGTCGGCGCCTTGGGTCCGGCGAAGATTCCCCTCGACTTGTAGACCGATACGCCGACCCTGTTGACCAGAGTCTTCTTGTCCTTGAGGGAGCGCGTTCCCTCGCCGGAGTCGATGTCCAAGGTTTCTATGTCGGAGATGTACGGCAGTCCGACCCTGATATGGGCGTATGGCTGGTTTAACTGGAGAGACCCGCCGCTTACTGTCTTGACCTCGTATGTCGGGTTGTTCGGGTTGGCTACCACGAACCCATCAGCCACGACCCCGACCTCATTCCCGTTGAGGTGGTGAAGTCCAATAACCTCGTCCACGGCACTTGCCCAGTTCGTAGTCGGTTTGTACCAGAAGTGCCCCAGTACGTCCGACTCAGAACCGAGGACGACTACTATCACTTCCCGGGAGTTTAGATACTCGATTATGCTGCAGCGGACTGCGACCGACTCCTCCCCATCCTTGTAGAGGTAGACGGCGTTGCCGACAGCCGACGCAGAGAAGAGGGGGCCGGAAGAGCGTAGCACGAGCGTCCCGCCCGGAGACCACAGGGGGGGAATCTCTGGCAGCGGGGGGTCTTCCTCGAGCGGCCCATACTCCTCAACGAAGGTCGCATCGCCACTCCTAGCGAATGTGGCGCCGGAGAGGTCGTCTCCCGCGGCGAACTTGAAGATGGGCGGGTCTGCGTTGGGCGGCTCAGTATCACCGTTCCAGCCACCACCACCCGGTCCGCTTGGGATAGACCCAGCAGGGAGTCGATCGTACAAGTCCACGAGAGTGACGGTGCCGTCGCCAGTGTTCTTCCCGTCATAGAACAGAGAGGAGTCCAAGAAGTTCGAATGGATGTCCTCCGGGAACCTCGGAGACATCCTTTCTATGTACCTCGACTCGACCCCGTCAGACGTCCTGCGCACAGCGATATACACGGAGTCGTACTCGCCCTCCGGCACCACGCAGACGTTCTCGACGAACCCGTCGGTGTCGTGCCTGTGCCAAGCGACGAACTCCTGCTCCCTGTTATAGGTCAGGCCGAGGAGGACTCCGTCAGACCTAACCAACCAGATGATGGGGTTCGGGGTAGCCTGATACGACCAGTCCCTGATTGTGTAACCGTCGAACAGGTGCGACGAGTAGATGGTCAGGTCATTACCACCCTCGGGCGTGATGTCCCTAACCTTGTTCTGCCTTCGGTGGACGTGCAGTACCGTCCTGTTCACTACGACTGGAGGGAGGCAGCTGGTCCCGTTGTAGGAAACCTGCCTAGCGTTGATTGCTGTCGGCTTCAGAATGCCAGACTCGTCCCCCTCGACGACCCACTCGCCCTCCGACGTGAGGATGATTAGACCGCCAACGTCCAGAACGTGCCTGATGACACTGACCTTCGCAGCGGCCAGAGTGAACTCTATGACACTCGTGTCCATGATTGAGGACGGTTTCCGGAACTGGAAATAGTTCCCGGTCTCGGAGGCGTAGACAGTCTCAGGTGTCGCGTCGGCCCCAGCCAGTATCAACCTGTTCTGGAAGTACCCGATAGCTGAGGGGTGCTCGGTCTCCATCGGGACAGCGCCCGGAGTTGGAGGACGCATTGAGTAGTCAGGGGTTCTACCTCCGATGCCAACGTCTGAGAAAAACTGCACCACATTCCCTGTCGCGTTAACGGTGCCGATGTAGCCATAGATTGGCGGATACCCTGCATCGTAGGGACGGACCGACTTGTAGATGTTGTAAGTGACCGCGCCAGCCACAGGGTTGAACGCCAGCACAACGCCTTCGGATGGCGGGGTCGTTATCCCGTTCCAATCGAACGCGGCGGTGCCGCTCTGCACGCTCTCGGAGCCAAGCGCGTTAACAGCCGTCACAACCCAGTTTATCTTGTTTTGGGTGCCTGTAGAGGGGTTCCCCGTGTGCCATAACGGGGAACTCCTAAGCGGGTAGTCGGGGAAGAGGTAAGTGCTACTCGGGTCAGCCAGTGGAGGGCCAGTCACAGACGCAAACACGGTGTTCGTCAAGGACCACTCCTCAGCACCCAGCCTAGAAAGCGTTCTGGGCTGGTGGTCAGGATGGACGATGATGACCGTGTCGCCCGACTGGGCTATCTGGAGGCAGTCTAGGTCGGAGTCGGAGTATGGGGTATCCAAGGAGTAGTGCAGGGTGGCCGGGTCCATAGTCCGACCCATAATCTGGAGGACGCCCTCCCTCATCACCTCGACCTTGCCGTCCCTGAACAGGAGGACGTAGCTCTGTTCGCTGTTGAAGATGAACGGCAAGAGCCTAGCGCGACCGACCCCAGACACAATGAACTCGGTGCCGGGCCTATTGGCTACACCGCCCTGACGCATAACTGTGAAGTTGCGGCAGGTGGCTAACCCTGTCTGGTACTTCGCGAGGTCCGTTCTGGTCTGGAGGGCGGGGGTCAGCTCACCAGAACCGAAGGAGCGTTGGGCGATGATGCTCACTATTCCCTAGCCCGTATGAACTCAGACTCCGGCTGCTCGTCAACTTGGTCCTCGTTCGAGGCTTGGAGACGGGCCTTGTTCACCGCCCAGACATAAAGCTCGAATGCTCGCCTGCCCAGCTTGAACGGGTCTCCAGCTGTCACCCTCGGAGCGATGAGAGATGCCAAGAGGAAGGTCAGGGCCTCAGTGAACTCAGCGGGGAACTGGAGCGGATCTTCCACGAGTGACGTGTACTCGACTTCCGCGTCCGGCCTGTCCGTGTAGATGACCACGCCACCATCGTCCCTGCCTATGACGTAGGGAACTCGCGACTGGCGAGAGTCGTTCCTCGTATCGCTCAGAACCCTGCGGACGATTAGGCAGTCCGCGGGATATCTGTATCCATAGTCCCACTCGCTGTTCGGGTCTTCCTCGATAAGGCCCGGCGAGACCGTCCTTCGTGCGAACGGCCAAGGGAAGTCCCTTAGCACGCCGTCTCTCGCCTGCTCGTAGAACCTCCGACAGGCAGCGGCCTCGGCAGTTCTCTCAGTCTCAACGTCCTGAATCTCGACCCCGTGACCCAGATGGGAGAGCGCGATGTTGCAGATTGCAGTCTTGGATGGCATTGCTATCTCCTGAATCTCCGCCTAGCGGAGAAGATGACTGGATCGGTCAGGACTTCGACTTCCCCGCCGACTTCAGTCCAGATAAGGTCTGCGGGATACCCGACTAATAGGTAGACGCCCGTGTCAGTAGCCAGTAACCACTCTCTTAGCAGGGCCGAATCCTGACCAGTAACGAGGTAGCTGCCAGTAGTCGGCGACAAGAATCGCTGTACTAGTAAGCCCGAGTTGTTCCCTGTGAGGCTGAACGCACCTGTCCCAGCCTGAGTGAACATCGCCCTAAGAAGGGCGGCGGAGTTGCCAGTTAGGCTGAATGAGCCAGTCCCAGCCTGAACAAACCTGCCGACTGCAAGGCTGGCGGCGTTCCCCGTCAAAGAGAACGAGCCGGTCCCAGCTTGGGTGAACCTCGCCCTCAGAAGGTTGGCGTTGTTCCCTGTGAGGCTGAACGAGCCGGTCCCAGCCTGAGTGAACCTCGCCCTCAGAAGGTTGGCAGAGTTGCCGGCAAGGGAGAATGAACCCGTGCCAGACTGCGTAACCCTACCGACAACCAGATTGGCGCTACTCCCAGCGAGCGTAAACGCTCCGACCTCTGCGGTTATGCTGTACGCTTGCGGAGGCGCGGTGAACTGTTCTACATACGTCGCGGTCCCGCTTCTGGCGAATGTCGAACCAGCCAGACTGAACCCTGCGTAGTACCTGAATAGATCGTCCTCGTTCTCGACGAACGTAGCCGTGCCAGAACGAGCAAAGGTGCTATCAAGGAGCGAGTTCCCAGCCCTGTACCTGAATACAGCATCGCCAGACGCAAGGGCGACTAGGGAGGAATCCTTTCCGGTAAGGGAGAAGGTGCCAGTCCCAGCCGTCAGGGGATAAGACGCAGCAACAACAAAGTCTGTCGTTATCGCCCTAGTACCAGACCCAACCCTAAAGACGACGTTTGAGTTGTTGTTCGTCCCAGCGGTCGTGATTTCCCACGCCGCCTCGATGAACAGGTACTCGTTAGCGAGCGAGAGGTTCTGGGTGACGGCGACCGTGGTACTACTTGTCGTATAGTCTGTAGCCGTATTGGCGATGTTAGCTATCGACAATACAGTGGTCGCGGTGGTCATCTCTGTTGCAGACGACCCATCTGCGTTCTCACTCTTCCAGACTCTTACCCTGACTCTACCTTGATGGGCAGACTGGGAGGCGGTGCGCCTTACTACGAACGCTACGTTCCAGTTGCCGCTAGCGAACGTACCCGATAGCGGCAACTGGGAGCGCCAGCAGTCTACCGTATTGGGGTTGGCACCTGTGGGGAGTGCAGTAGCAGTCCACGCACCCGATGTCCTCCCGACTTCCGAGCCGTAGGACATCAGGTGCATCTGGCCAGCGACGTTCTGGCCTACGTTCCAACCAGTACCTGTATTAGCGGCTGAGGGAGCAGAGCCACCGTCCTGTAGGGAGCCGTGGCTTGATCCACTCGCCGCCGCATTGACGAGATAGAATGTCTTGATAGCCACGGCTGGCTACCCCTAGACGATCGTCAGAACGCCGCCAGACTGGTCGAGGTCGAGCGTGAACGTATCTCCCACCGGAAGGGTCAGCCCGGAGCCGTAGTCGAACCAGCCTATCAACGGGTCTGCCGGACTTGTAGGGGTGTCGTTGTACAGGACGACATACCGAAACGTAGCCATCCCAGCACCCGAGCTAGTCCAAGCGGTAGGGTCAGCCAAGACCAACTTGAACGTGCCTGACGTTTGAGCGCCAGAAGTAAAGGTGCAGGTGTTACCGCCTGTCGTGTACCCGTTACCGTTCGCGATCTGGGTGATGTTGGCCAGAACGGTGTTGGTGGCAACGGGTGCCACGTTCGACAGGACGGCCTTAAAGACGTGGGACGTACCCGTCTTCATGTTGTGCGTACCTGCTGCCAATTCCTCGACGAACTGGTTGAACTTGGTGAATGAAGCTGCTGGCATTGGTTACTCCGTCAGGGCGCGAAGCGCGGACTTGGTTTTGGCAATCTTCTCTTCGAGTGCAGCGTATGCAGCCTTCCTATCCGAGATTGCCTTCTCGACTGCGGCGAGATTCAGGTCGGCCTCTGCGACCATAGTCCCCATATCAGCCGCCTCCTGCTGCGCCTTCGACAGAATCTGACCAGCCTTCTCTTCCGCTGAACGAATGTGCTGGGCGCCGACAGCCTTCGCCTCTGCCACGATGCTCTGGGCCTCGGACCGAGCGGACTTCACGGCAGCCCCAACATCTTCGAGCTGGGCCTTAGCTGCCTCGTGCTGGGCCTTGAGAAGAGCCATCTCCTTCTCTGTGGCCGCAGCCCTAGACTTCGCCTCCTCTGCCACCTGCTCGAGGGAGCCGACCTCTTCGAGATACTCACCCATCTCCAAAACGGCGCGGTAGCTCTTGGCGAGAGCCTTAACGCCCTCTGCGTGTTGCATTGCCTTGCTCATTTGTTCCTCCGCACCAGCATAGTGACGGCGAGATTGGTTGAGCCGCCCCCTGCGGTCACGCGGGGACGGACATATCGGGTAATCTCGGCCACGGTCTCTATCGTAGCCGAGGTGAAGGAAAGATTGTTCCCTTGCGGGTCTGTCAGGGTCGCGTAGTTGCTCCCATCATTGGAACCCTCGAGGAGCAAGGTCCCTCCGTTGAACACGCCCTCCACCTGAACACTGCGGTCAGCAGAACCGACCATCTCAAGAGGGGAACCCGTATCGTCCGTGGTCTTGGTCAGCCCGGTCCAGCGAGCAATGTGCGCCTTATCGTAGGCGGTGGAGATGTCCGTAATGCTCAAGTCTCGGACTGCCATTAGGTCAGCCTCCTGAGAACCATCGTTACTGTGAGGTTTGTGGTGTCAGCCACCCCGCCTGTGATGCGGGGCCTGATGTATCTGGTTATCTCGCTCACGGACTCGACCTTAGCCGAGGTGAAGGAGAGGTCGAACCCCTGTGCATCGTGGATGGTCCGGTAGTTCGTCCCATCGTTGGAGCCTTCGATGATGACCGTTCCGCCAGCCCCGAAAACTCCGGAGACCTGAATGGTCCGGTCTGCCGAGCCGGGCATCTCTACCGGACTACCCTCGTCCAGCTCGGCTGGGACCGAAGTTCTCTTGACGTTCCAAGACGCAATGTGTGCGAACTCGTAAGCGTTAGAGATGTTCGTAATAGTCGGTGCGATAACCGCCATCGGTTCTTCCCTTGGTTAGTGACTAGCAGGGTGGGGGCCATAACCCCCACCCCACAGAATCAGATTACTTCACGGTTCGCCATCTTGCTCTTGCCGCCTTTCTCTGTTGGTGTGGGCGGTGCATCAGGGCTGGTATCAACCGCCTCCATCCAAGACGGCAAGTTGCCGCTGTCAGGCATCGGGTAGTCGAAGACCTCTCCTTCCCGAATCCTCGCGTGGCTGAAGTAGCCCATCCGCGTAGCTCGAACTTTCATCGATCAGGCTCCGTTAGATGGTGTATCCCTTGGGGTAATCCTTCGTCACCTGAGCGAAGTTCAGGGGCGCGAAGAACGCAGTGACGGTGATCGTGGGCGTGTTCGCTCCGACGAACTTGCCGCACAGGTATCGCTTGGTGACCGAACCCGGAGGGATCGGCACCACGACGATTGCGCCTGCCTTGAGTCTGGTGCCCGCCAGCGCAGTCGTGAAGGGAACGCTGACCAGAACATCTTGCCCAGTCGTGCCGTCATCGGCAGTGGCCTGCACGACCTGAAACTCGTAGGTCTCGGTGCCCGTGACCTTTGCGGCCACGTCCACGGTGACGATCATCGCCACCGGCTCCCCTGTGCCGAAGCCACCAGCCGTGTGGCCGAAGTCGTACTTGTTCGTGGAGACTCCGGTCGCGGACAGCGCGGCATCACTCCACAGGAGGGTTTCTTTGTCCAGTTTCATCTTTGTTCTCCGTTAGACTGCGGTTAGACCGCAACCTCGCTGTTGAGGATTGCGTCACACTTGCGGATGGGGATCCCACGGAAGGTCGGGGTAATCTTCCCGTCCACGTTCTCGTAGGTAAGCCCGCCGCCAGCAGACACGTTTGCCAGTCGCTGGATGTCCAGCATCTGGAAGACCGTGCGGTTCATGTAGAAGGCTGGTCTACCCATTCCCATCGCGGGGATGCGGTGCAGGGCCTTGATCATCAGCTTCGTCAGGTCAGCAGCGGACGACTCGGTGACGAGATTCGACACGTCGATGGAGCCGATGCGGACGCAGTAGCGCCAGTCACGAAGGGCGATACCCGTCTTCCACGTCCACTGGTCCTGATAGGCACGTAGCCGCGTCCCACCGATTCCAGCAGTTGACTCGACCGTCACCTCGCCGTGGTCGGCGTGGGTCAGGCCAGCCTGCGAACCCTTCGGGAAGATGCCGTGGATTGTGTTTGCGCCCCAGACGATGAGCCAGATTGACGTGTTGTCCGCGTCCGAGCTTCCGGCGTCGAGTACGTTCGAGCCGTTGGCAGCTGCAGGGTCTGAGTAGCGGACCGAGAGGCCGGTGAACTCCTCGGGAGACAAGCCGCTGTTGCCGTAGAACAGGGTGCCTGCGAACTCCTGATTCATCGCCTCGATGAAAGCCTGAGCTTCCGAGAAGCGGAACTGTGCGACATTGCCGTTCAGGCGAGCCAGCTCGACATCGACTTCCGACCAAGCCTCGAGCATACCAGTCTGCTCGTCAATCTGTGCGGTCGTTGACTTCGAGGGCTGGACACCCTGATTGAGCAAGCGCCACGCAACGGTCGGGAGACCAGTGCGGACGGTCGTGCGGTGCCCGGTGGGAAGGTTGCCTTCCATCCAGAGCATGTCGGTGAGAATCTCGTTGGTCTGCGAGAGCAGTTCAACGATCGCGGGGACGGTCCCGTCCGGATCTAGGCGCTTCGCCCAGTCCGCGAGGGTCAGGACGTTTGAGCCGATTGTTGCCATTGTTCGTTACTCCGTGGTTTTGTTTGATTTGCCGTAGAAGAGTTCCGCTGGGTCTCTCGTTGTCGCGGCCTGAGTGCCGGGCATAACGAGAGTCCCTTCGGACATTGCCTTGCCGATACGAATCAGACCTTTGAGAATGTCAGGGTGTGAGCCGTATCCGGTCTCGTGCAGGAAGTCGTGTACGCCGTCAGGGAAGAAGGTCGCGAGCACCCGCTTGCCCAGTTCTGCGTTACGCTGGAGTGCTTCTGTCGAGCCTCCGCCGATATCCTTGTCGGCGAGTGCCTGACCTTCCCACTCCTTCACACGCTTCGTCCATTCAGCACCGCCGGGCTTGTGTGCCTCGACGAGTGCCTCCTGCTGTACTCCGAACTCTGATGCGACCATCTCCAACGCCTTCTGTGCGGCATCGTTTGAGAGTCCCAGCTCACGCGCCGTGGTGGCTGTTCTCTCTATCGCCGCCGGGTCAAGCGTCGAACCCTCTGGTAGCTTGAGTTCGTACTTCTCCGGGACTACTGGTGCCGCTGGGGCAGCAGGGGTCTCAGGTACTGCCGGTGCTTCTGTGCTGGCTACCGCTTCGCTGTCAGGCTGCGCGGTCGTCAGGGTTTCATCAGACATCGTTGCTCTCCGTTTGCGAGGACATCATCAGGACGAACGCCTGTGGGTTTGCCTCGGTTGCTTCCGCCAGCAGGAAGTGACCTACGTCCTGCCGTCCTGCATTGTGGTGTATCAAGGCGCTCGGGTGCCAGATAGACTCGAAGGTCTTGCAGTGCCCGAGTAGCCTCCTGTAGAACCGTCTCCCTGATGGCGTGGAGAGGATCTCCGCTATGTCAGCCAGCTCATCCTCACGCCTGAACCTCTCCTTCCTAGACGCCTCCTGAACCTGTTCGGTATCGGCTGCGTTCTTCACCATTGACCGTGGCACTCTACACCCCTGCGTAGACGCGCATCTCTGCGAGTGACTTGAGTCCACTCTGGACTGCGAAGGCTAGGTGCGATGCGAACGCGCTCGGCCTGCTAGGATG